ATGGTACCATTTACTTTGTGCTGTTGATACAACCCAATCAACATCAACTGATAGAGTAAAATTATATATTGATGGTAGCCAAATAACTGCTTTTAGTTCTACAACTTATCCGGGCAGTAGTGATAATTTTGGAACTAATCAATCTGGAGTACCACAACTATTCGGAAGATATAATTATGATGGAACAAGATACCATGATGGTTATATTGCAGAGGCAAATATGGTAGATGGCACAGCACTAACACCTTCAACCTTTGGCGTTGTTGACACTTCAACTGGCCGCTGGATCCCTAAGACATTAACTGGTATTACTTATGGCACTAATGGATTTAGATTAAAGTTTCAAGATAGTTCAGCACTTGGAGATGATACTGGTGGAGGAGGGAATGATTTCACTGCTACAAATTTAACTGCTACAGACCAAAGAACTGATTCACCTTCAAATAATTTTCCTACAATTCGTCCTTATAATCCTAGTTATTCGCAAACATTTTCTGAAGGTAATCTTCAACATGCTACAGGTGGGACTAATGTTGGTTATCCAGTTGTTTCAACTTTACGACCTAAAGAATCTGGAAAATTTTATGCTGAGTGTAGAATAAGTGCAACTCCTGGAGGTAATACTATAGCCGTAGGGTGTTATCAACAAGAAGATTTACATAATTATTCTAGTGGTAATGCTTATCCTGGTAATGCTAATTATGGTTCTGGGTTATGGATATCATCAAGTCCATATGTAAGATGGAATGGACAAACTTCATATGCCAATTACACTCCTTTTACTTTTTCAGCAGGGGACGTCATAGGCTTGGCTTTAGATTTAGATACAGGATTACTTTCCTTTTATGATGATGATAATGGTCTTATAGGTAGTGTGACATATGATAGAACAAAAAGTGCTTGTTTTGGTGCAATGTCCAACACAACTATTACTTTCATTTGGAACTTTGGGGACAACCCAACATTTAATGGTAATGAAACAGCAGGTGGTAATGCTGATGAAGATGGTAATGGAAACTTTTTTAAGAGTGTTCCAACTGGATTTAAAGTACTTAAACAAGACAATATGCCAGAAACTGCAAAAGGCATAACTGGATTTACTTGGATTAAAGCTAGAGACTCTGCACTTAATTGGAATACCTATGATAGTAGTAATGGTGTATTTAATAGATTAGTTCTAAATTCTACCTCTAGTATACTTAATACTCAAGGTGGTGTTTCAAAATTTTTAAAAGGTGGTATCGTTGTTGGTGATACAACAAATGTAAATAATAGTGGTTCTTCTATGATGTCTTATAACTGGGTAGCAAATGGAGGAACAACTGCTTCAAATACTGATGGTTCAATTACCTCAACTGTTCAAGCTAATACAACTGCTGGATTTTCTATAATGCAATATACTGGAACTGGTAGTAATGCCACAGTTGGTCATGGATTATCGTCAGCACCAGATTGGGTTATGCTTAAAAATTTAGACCAAAGTTCGTCTGGTTCTGGTGATTGGATGCTATGGCATAAAGAGATTCCTAATACAAAATACTTATCCATAAATGATGCTGATGCTCCAGCAACTTTAGCAAGTGCATGGAACTCTACATCCCCCACATCTTCTGTAATCTCTATTGGAACTGCAACTAGAACAAACAATTCTGGAGATAACCATATAATATATGCTTGGCACGAAGTTGATGGCTTTAGTAAATTTGGAAAATATGTAGGAAATGGAGTTGTAGATGGTCCATTTATTTATACAGGGTTTAAAGTTAAATTCTTGATGCACAAAGCAAATAATGGTGCTTATTGGTATATTTATGATACTACTAGAGAACCAAACAACCCATGTTTACTTCCAATTTTTGCTAATGCAACTACAACTGAATCCTCTAATGTATATGGGATTGATTTTTTAAGTAATGGGTTCAAAATGCGTCAACCAACTGGTTATGGTGGTAATTATAGTGGAGTTGAAGTTTATTACTGGGCATTTGCTGAACATCCATTCGTTGGGGACGGAACCAGTCCTACAACTGCGAGGTGACATGCCTCTAATCAAAGTACCTTTTAAACCTGGTTTTAATAAACAATTAACAAAAACAACAGCTGAATACCAATGGACAGATGGTGACTTTGTACGTTTTAGATATGGAGAGCCAGAGAAAATCGGTGGTTGGACTCAACCTTTAGCTAATACTTTGCCAGGAGTTGCAAGAGATATTCATAATTGGTCGGCGCTTGATGGAACTAAGTATATAGCAATAGGAACAACTAAAGGGTTGTTTTTATATTTTGAAGGTGCTTTTTATGACATTTCACCGCTCGGAACAGCATTAACATCTTGCACGTTTACCACTACAAATGGATCAGCTACTGTTACTGTTAACAAAACTTCTCATAATTTAGTTGTAGGTGAATATGTTGTATTTACAAGCGTAACTCTTCCTGGTTCAGGTACAGGTTTTGCAACTGCTGATTTCACAACAAACCCTTTTGAAATAACATCTGTCCCAACTGCAAATACTTTTACAATTACAATGTTAGCAAATGAATCAGGAGCTGGTATAACGGCTGCTGGATCAGCAACAACAACACCTTATGAAGAAATAGGTCCCACAGTTCAAACACAAGGTTTTGGTTGGGGTACTGGCACATGGAGTGGCTCACAAAAATGGGGTGAAGCAAGCACAACCTCAACAACCACTTTAGAGCCGGGGAATTGGTCATTAGACAATTATGGTCAAATACTTATTGCTACTGTAAGAAATGGTAAAACTTTTGAATGGGATCCATCGGCCGTTAATGCATTAACCACAAGATCAACTGCTGTAGCAACAAACCCAACAGCATCTGTTCATACTATTGTGTCCGATACAGATAGACATCTAATACATCTTGGCACTGAGACTACAATAGGAACGCCAGCTTCACAGGACAAAATGTTTATTAGATTTTCAGATCAAGAAGACAGAACAACTTATACACCAACCTCAACAAACACAGCAGGAACTTTTCAACTAGACTCTGGATCAAAAATTGTTGGAGCTGTACGTGCTAAAGATTTAACATTTATTGTTACCGATACGTCAGCATATATAATGCAATTTGTTGGGCCACCTTTTACATTTTCTATACGACAGGTTGGTACGAATTGTGGAGCAATGTCACAACATTCAATAGTGCATGTAGATGGTGTAGTGTACTGGATGGGACGAACTGGAGGTTTCTTTGTATATGATGGAGGTGGTGTAAAAAAAATACCATGTTCTGTTGAAGACTTTGTATTTACTACACAGACTTCTGACGATCTTGGTTTTAACTTTAATCAAAATGAAATTATCTTTGCAGGTTTTAATTCTTTATTTACAGAGATAAATTGGTTTTATCCAAAAGCAGGTTCAGATATCATCGATAGATGTGTAACTTTAAATTACAGAGAAGGTTTGTGGACAACTAGTTCACTTGCAAGAACAACTTACGTTGATAAAATTACTTTTGATAATCCTTATGCAACAGAATTTAACTCTACTGCTGTGCCTAACTTTTCTATAAATGGTATTACAAATACTGTTGGCGCAACAACTTTTTATGAACATGAAACAGGTACTGATCAAGTAGATAGTGCTGGTGGCAGAACAGCTATTCCTGCCTTTATTGAATCAGGAGATTTTAGTTTGGACTTTGAGGGAACACAAGGTGAGTTTTTTATAAAGATAAGACGTTTCATACCTGACTTTGCTAAGATAGATGGTAATGCAAAAATATCATTGTTATTAAAAGACTTTCCAGCAGAAACAGAGACATCATCAAGTTTAGGACCTTTTACAATAACATCATCTACAAATAAAATAGATACAAGAGCAAGAGGACGTTTTGCGGCTCTAAAAATACAAAATGAAAACATAAATGAAAGTTGGCGCTTTGGTTCTTTTCGTGCCGATGTTCAACCAGATGGAAGGAGGTAAAAATGCATTATACAGCAAGACTAAAAAAAGTTATTAAAGGTCTTAAAAAGGCAACTAAACTACATGCACAACAGGCAAAGATTTTAGAAGGCATTGAAAAAGATCAAAGACTAAGATATAAAAAGAAAACAAAATAATGGCTAAAATTAATTTACTTATACCACAACTTAGTGAAGAATATGTTATGCAAAACCAAAGACAGATTTCTTATAGTATTGAAACATTAGTAAATCAATTAAATTTTTCATATCAAAATGATTTGAAAAACGAACAAGATGCTTTTAACTTTTTTATGAACTCATGACAATACAATATAAAAATCAAGGTTTTTCATTAACAACAACAGACACTGTGAGTGTGTTGACCTCACCCACTAATGGTCGTTGTTTAGTTAAACAAATACAAGTTCACAATGGATCTACTGGCTCAGTAAGTTTAGTAACACAAGTGACCGATACAAGCGCAACAGCTACATTTAGAATTGATAATGCCTCTATATCAGCTAATACAACAAGACAAATCATATCTCAAACATTAGTGTTAGAAGAAGGTGATATAATAAAAATGACAGCAGGTACCGCTGATGAGATTCAGGGAATAATATCTTATGCTCTTATTGATCGCTCTCAAGAAAATGGTTGATTTTATTTTTTAATTATGTAAATTTAAGAGTATGACAACATATATAATAATAAATATTTTAATATTTCTAATTTTTTGATATGAAAGTAATACACTGCGAATCAAAAACTAAGATTACCAACAAAAGAACTGGTAAAGTATATGCATCAGAAAATGAAGCAAAGTTCGATGTCCAAGACAAAATGTCTGCAACAACTGAAGAAGAGATTCAAAGGGACGTTACAATTATCGTACCACAGTTGGATATTGAAGGAGGAACAGATTGAATCCTCTAGGGGGAACTGAACTTCAACATAATTTTTTAATTGACAATGTTAAAAAAGAATTGTTAGAAGGTGTTCAAATTTGTTTATCTGTTCCTGAAAAAACACCTTTGTCTAAAGATAAAGTAAATATTCTGTGGCAGAAAAATGCACCAGATCAACCTAATATTAAACCTTGGTTTGATGATAAGAATAATCACACTAAATATGATTGGTATGTATTTAATTCACATTGGAATTACGAAGAATATAGGAAGTGTTTTAATATACCAACCGACAGATGTCATGTTATTAAAAATGGTGTAACAAGCTTTCCCAAACCAAGCACTTATAATAAAGGGGATCGTCTTAGAATTATACATCATAATACACCTTGGCGTGGTTTAAATGTTCTGTTAGGAGCTATGCAGTATCTAGAGGGTGAGAATATTGAGCTTGATGTATATAGTAGTTGTGAAGTTTACGGAGATGAGTTTAAAGAAGATAATGATCATAATTACCAAGAGTTATATGATCAAGCAAGAGAATTACCTAATGTAAATTATATTGGGTATAGACCAAATGACTTTATATTAAGAAAACTACCAAACTATCATTTATATGTTTATCCAAGTATTTGGGAGGAGACATCGTGTATCTCTTTGTTAGAATCAATGGCTGCTGGCTTGTACTGTGTTGTGACTAATTATGGTGCTTTATATGAAACAGGATCCGAGTTTCCTATATACATCAACTATGAAACAAATTTTAATAATCTTGCTTTTCAATTTGCAGAAGCTATCAAAGTAGCACGAGACACGCTTCACGAACCTATGATAAGAGAACATTTAGCTTTACAACAAGATTTTGTAAAAAGGTTTTATTGTTGGGAAAAAAAAGCATTTGAATGGACTAATTTTCTTACAGGTGTTTTAAATGCAAAACAATAAACCACTTTGGATAAACAAAACAAAAAAAAGAGATGAATACGATATCAAACTTTTTGTAGCAACTCCTGTTCATAGTGAAGTATCAATACACTTTACACAAACAATGCTTGAGTTACAAAAAGAATGTATGAAAAGAAATATACTTGTAACGTTTCAGTTAATGAAATCTTCTTTAGTTACACAAGGGAGAAACTTATGTGTGAGTGCTTTTTTACAAACAGACTATACACACCTTTTGTTTGTTGACTCTGATATTGCTTTTGATGTTGAAAGCATATTTAAAATGATAAGTAAGGATAAAGAAATAATCTCACAACCGTATCCAATTAAAACAGCTAAATGGGAAAATCTCATTGACAAAATAAAAGGTGATTTTATTAAAAACCCTAAACAATGCCAATTTCATATAAATCAATATCCTATATTATTAGAAGATGAAGAACATGACGTCAAATGTAAAGAGGGTGTTATTGAAGTTACACACGCACCAACTGGTTGTATGTTAATACAAAGACAAGTCTTTGATAAATTAATTAAAGCTTACCCTAATATGGATATTGTACAAAAAACTGTGATAGATGGTGAGTTTAAAGACAGACCACATTTCTATGCTTTTTTTGACACTTATTATGATACTGAGAGTAAAAGATATTATGGAGAAGACTTTGCTTTCTGCCGTTTATGGAAAAATATAGGTGGTAAATTATATTGTTACATTATGGATTACATCACACATGTTGGTGAGTTTCAGTATACTGGTCGTCTATATGATGAGATGACTAAGCAGGTGGTTGAAAAACCTCCACAATCAGAGTAAAATAAACCCTAAGTAATTACTTAGGAGTTTTTTATGTTTAAATGGATTATTAAGTTAATCCCCAAGTTTATCAAAACTTGGTTTATTAATCTTTTATATGATGATATAGCTTCCAAAGGTATCAATGGTGATACTGAATTAGCTTATCTTACTCAACAACAACAAAATTTTTTAAAAAGCATCGGTGGATCAGGTACCTTAAATCCTCACACTGGATGTAAACAATATTTTGGACCATTAGCTATCGGTTTGATGGTTGGTACAGCTGCTTTTGGTATTGCAAAACTTGCTGGTCTATCAACTAAAAAAGCATTAGGTATTGGTTTATTGGGTGGACTAGGGGCGGGTGGTATTAAGGCATTGATGGCTGCGCCCACATCCACTGCAATGTCAACAGGTGTAAGTCAATTAGGTGCTGCCGCAGGATCTGGTTCTACGGCTGCTGCAGAGGCTGCTGCTGCGCTTCAAGCGGGATCTGCTAGTGGTATGGGTGTAGGAAGTGCTCTTCCTAGTGCTTTCCCTTCTGCTGCAAGTATCACTGCGGGTGCTCCTGCAATTCCCTCTGTTGTTTCTGGAGCTGTTCCTACTGGTATTTCAAGTGCCTTTCCTTCTGGTGCCTCAATAGCGGCAGGAGGTTCTACTATTGCTCCGATAGCACAAGGTGCAACAATGACTCCAACATTAGCCTCACAGTTAGGTGAAGGTGCTTCTGCCGTAGGTCAATATATAAAAGAAAATCCACTTACGACAATCGGTGGTGGTGCTACTTTACTAAGTTTAGCAAGTCAACCGAAAACTCCTGCTTATGGAACCACGGCTGAGGGTCCTTTTTCAGAAGAGGAATACAGACAAGCTTATGAACGTCAAAGAGCACGTGTTGAACCATTAAGTGAAAGAGCTGAGTATGAAAGAGATCCAGATTCTTTAACACCTAAAAATATTTATGATCGTCAAGAAATGATGTATGCAAATAAGGGTGGCTTATCTTCATTTAGGGAAGGTGGAGTAAACTACTTACCAAGTAAATCAGATCACGATGAAAAAGATTCAAACAATTATGTTCGTGCTACTGGTTATGTTGAGGATGGTTCTGGTAATGGTGACAAAGATGAAGATACTATGTTAGCACAATTAGCTGATGGTGAATTTGTATCAAGAGCGGATGCTGTTTTAGGGGCAGGTATTATGCAAGGTGCTAACCCAGAAGACTTTAAAGATATGCGAAGAAAAGGTGCTCAGTTTTTTTATAAACAACAAGACCAATTTAAAAGAATTTATGATATTGTAAATGATGGAAATAAAACAAGTTGATATAGAGTGTATAGATGTGTTTTGGGATAGAGTAAAAGGTTGGATTGGAAGAGTAGTAAAACAGACAAATGGACGTCATACTGTTGAAACTACTTACAATCTTTTAAAACAAGGTACAATGACTATGTTTTTAGTTACACATAAAAAACAAATTACTGCTGTTGTTGTTACTCAAAAAGTCTATTACCCTGCAAAGGTTGTGTTAGGTTTTTTATTTATTGGAGGAAAAAAAGTGTGTAAGTATTTAAAAGAGATAGAGGACTACTTTATTAAATATGCACAAAGTTTAGGTCTTGATATAATTGAGTGTTGCGGAAGAAAAGGATGGATAAAAGTGTTGAAAGAACAAAAACAAACTATGAAATTAACAGGGTATGCTTATGAAATTTTTGCTTAAATTATTACCAAATAAAATTAAAATTTGGTTACTAAATGTTCTCTACAAAGAGATTGCAGGTCAAGGGACATGCGGAGATACTGAACTTGCACATATAAATAAAGATGAAGCCTTATTGTTAAAACTTGCAGGTGGTTCAGGAACAATAAATGAACACACTGGGTTAAGACAATATGGAAAAGGTGGTGGTGGCGGAGGTCAACCTGCTCCTGCACCTGCCGCTCCAGCAAATACTACTACGACACAAAGGGAAGCACCTGAGATTGAGGCTCGTAAATTAGCATTATATGATGAAGCAATAGATTTAGCTGCTGTACCTATACCAGTACCAGAGTTTCAAGTTGCAGGGCCTTCTCCTCTTCAACAACAACAATTTCAAGCAGCAGCTAATTTAGGAACGGTAGGTCAACAGGCCTTTCAAGAAGGTATTGCTTCAGTGCTAGGCACTCAACAACTTGCTTTACAAGGTCCAGACATAATGAGATTTATGAATCCTTATCAAAGTTATGTTACTGATGAAATAAATAGACAAGCTGAGATTGGCCGTAATCAACTTTCAAGTCAAGCTATTCAAGCAGGTGCTTTTGGTGGAGGTCGTGAAGGGGTTGCTATGGGTGAACTTGAAACGGGTAGAATACGTTCAATAGGTGATGCTCAAAGACAAGGGTATGAGTCTGCACTTAGAGCTGCACAAACTCAACAATCACAAGTATTGACAGCAGGTTTACAAGGAGCCTCAGAATTAGGTCGTTTAGGAGCTGCTCAAGCTCAGACTGGTGCAAGTGCCGCTCAAGAAATGGCAAGAGCAGGAGCCGTACAACAACAATTAGCACAACAAGCTTTAACGGCACAAAGACAAACAGAAGTAGCAAGAGCCTATGAGCCTTATCAAAGAATAGAATTTCAAAAAGGTATAATGACGGCCTTACCTACTGCCGCATCAACTGTTACTCAAACAACTGCACCTGGTGTTGATCCACTAGCCAAAGCCGCTTCAACGGGACTTGGTGCTTATGCTGCATATCAACTATTAAAACCGATGGGTTAAGGTATGGATAAAACTTTACTTAGACCTTTATTTCAGAAAAAG